TGTTTGTCGATCTGTTGCTTTGCAGCCCGTCCACAATGACCTTGCGCGCGTTTATGATTGCATCGTCGCTGATATTCGTGACCAGCGCCGCCGCCTGTTCTGTTGCCAATGCCACAGCGCGGGGATGTGCACCGTCGAACGAAAAGCGCCCCGCCAAGCCCTTCGGCAAGTCCTGCGTCACCGCCAAGCCACCACCGATGAATGCGTCTTGGATAGCGCGCTGGAGCGGGTACATCACGCCGCTGTCGATCCTGAACAGTTGCGCCGCTGCCTCGATGTTGCCCGCCTCTAGCATCCGGACCAGCGCCGCCGTGTCAATTGCCCCGCTGGCCTTTGCCATCGCCTCGACGAAGGCTTTGCGGATGGATGCGGTTTGGGTGCGGAGGAGCTGCTCGATGCGACGTTGTTGGGCTGTTTTCGCGGCCATTATTGCACCGCCACGCTTTGGAAGTCGCTCAACTCAAGAGTGAACCAAAACTCTTTCCGGTATTCATCATTGCACGGCCCAACAACTGCAAGGATAGCGTCCTGCGATTCACATTCCTCACCATCATCGTCCAGCCACACAGCCACAGGCCAAGTGCAGCCATCGCACATCAGCACAATCCCTGCGTCTCTGTTGATTGCTTCGACAGCCATTTACTCTGGCACCCTGCCCATCGCCAACATGATCGGGGGATGTGCGGAACCCAACAGCGTCACATGGATAGGCGCTCCTGCGACAATCGCTTCAATCTCGGCGGGCGTCGGTTGCCATGATGTTGTCATGGCGGGGATTCCTTCGATGGTGTGATCCTTAAACGGCATGATATAACCTTGCGACTTGCCAATTCTCCGCGTTGCGCCCTCGATTGCGTTAATGAGCATGGTGTTTCCTTCCACGCGCTTAGGCCGCACGGATGCGGCGTTTCGTTGAATTGCTGGGGGTGTCAGTCTTTCGCGGCCAAGGCCATCACATAGCCCAGCATAAACGCCGCCTCTATCTGTTTATCATATGCCGCGAACACTTCCGGCGCAATCATGTGCATCGCCCAATACGCCTCTGCGGTGCGTCCGGCGTCTATGTGCGACTGGACCAAACACCTGTGCGAGAAGTGCGCCAGCGCGGCTATTTCGGACGCGCTGGGCGGGTTAATCGGCAATGAGGATCGTATACATCAACGCCACGCCAGCCGGTGCCAGCGTTTCAACGTCCGAGACCTGCTCAAACCGCGTCTGGCTTGTCACATCATCGGCTCGCGTTCCGATTGCAACGTAGTCCGATTTCAGAGGCTCCACAACACCGCCGCCGATTTTCAGCGTGGTCATCGTGACGCCGATCAGCGTTCCGGTGTCGTCCTTGATATGCCGCTTGCCCTGATATGCAACAACCTCGATATACTGCGGGGGCGTTTCCGGATCATCTGGATCAGTGCGCGGCGTGCTGCGTTTGATGGTGCAGTAGAGCGGGCCGTTGCCGGTCGCGTTGCCCACCTCAATCATCGCGGCGCGAACCTCGGCGGCTATGTCGTCTCCGGCGCTCATGACCGCAACAACGTCTTGGTGTTGCCGCCGATAAATGGCCGCATCATGCCTTCAATCCGCGTGCTTTTCGGCACCTGTGATCCGCCCTTGCGCCCGGTGAACTCCCAACGAATATCGCCAACGCCTGTTAGCACCTTGTCACCCGCATCACTGTAGGTCTTAGAAAACACGTTAGGCTCTGCCAGCTCAAGCCGCGCGGCCTCATACGTTGCGGCCTCTACTGCGTCTGGCAAGGGGTCCACGAACGCAGGCAAGAACCGCGCCACATACTCCGCCGAGATGTAGTCACCAGCCCGCACAAGCGCCGCCTCTGCACCTACATCCGCTGTTGCTGTCGGCGCGCTGTCGCCCCTTGCAAGGGCGTATGCGCGGAATGATGCAAGGTCAGCCATTAAAGGCCCGTGAAAATGGCCGCTTTGACCATCCCGCGCATGTCCTGAATATTGGTTCCCTTGGGGATCTCAACGCCGTGGGCTTCGGCCATGTCCCGCAAGTCGCCCTTGCTCATGGCGTCAACCGTTTCTGGCGTGAACGCGTCGGGTTCTGCTGGTGATGGTGCGCCCAATGACTGCGCGTTATACCGCGCCTGAATGTCTAGCTGTTGCTTGATGTTCATGGGGGTTTCCTTCCCTGCACCTTGACCCAAGATGGATAGGTGTCTGAATTAAATCGTGCGTGGCAACCCGAAACGGACATGCCGTAAACCTTAGCCACTTTTGACAAGCTGTCGTATGCGGTGCCTTCAACCTTGTAGGTCGGGCCACAACTCAACTTTTCGACTGACAGAACTACATCTGGCGCGTCGGGGTATTTGTAATATCGTTGCTTTGCCGCCTCATAGTTTATGCCCAACTCTCTGGACCACTCCGTTAGGGTCTGTGTTTTACCCAAGTGCGAAAGAACTATGTTGCTGCGCTTGTTGTTGCCTTGCTCGGTTAGTGTCGCCCACTGGCAGTTGTAGGGCCAATATCCCGCGTTGTTGTCTATGCGGTCAATCTGGTGCAGCTTGCTGGGCGGATCGCCCATATCTGCATAGAAGGCTTCAAAGCTATCAGCCCAATCAGTCGACATATCAATGCCGCGACCGCCGTAGTCTGAAAAGCTCGCATTTTGTGGGTTCATCGTGCGCTGCTTCATGTGCGCCCAAGTGTTATACGCCTTTGACCTTTTTGAAAGGCGGCTTTGCCCATGTGTGCTCTTGTGCTTCGACTTCCAATCGCTTGCGCAATCAGAACACCATCGCGTGTTCCCGTTGCGAAGGTTGCCGCTGTCAACAGTGCTTTCGCCGCCGCAATCACAAACGCAAATCCAATGGCTGCGCTTGCGGCCTGATCTGCTGATTTTGTGAGTTCGCTCTAAGGCTGTGAGCGCGCCGAATTTATCGCCCGCTTTTATTGGTAGTCCGCCCATTGTGGCCCCCTATGTTAGAGGGCCACAATATCCGTTTAACAGAATTGCCGCAAGTAAATTCTATCCGTTTGTAGTTATCGCAGCAAGTGGCACGAGCTTACGTTCGATCACGCGGTCCCAATTTGCAGCCAAACGAAGCTGCGCCAGGGTGGCATTGCCGTCTGTCAGCGTGGTGTTGGTAAACGCGGTGCCGAACGGATGGATCACCCACGACTTGCGCTCCCAAAGCGTCTCGACGCCTGCGCCGTTGCCTTGAGCCGCTTCGCGGTCCAGTTCCACCGGAACCTTCGGGCTGCGCTCGCCGTAGCCGATCAGGCCAGTGCCGAACAGATAGCTGGTGTAGGTCGCGGCTGCGTCCGTTCCGCCCGTGCCTGCTGCGGCTGTCATGGGCAGGCTGTCATCGACAACTAGACGGCGGCCAAGGAAAGACGGGATTGTAAGCTGCCCGTTGCTGTCCGCAAGGAAGTCGATATCGTCATTGTCCACCATGCGCTTCGCTACAACGGAATGCACGGCGAACACCGCGTAATCGTCATAGTGGTCGCCAGAGGTAAACGCCGCTGCGGTGAACACTTCGCGCCCGAACAGGGTTCCGGTCGCAACATCTGCATTGGTAGCGCCCGCCACGTTGTTGACCATATCGCCGCCGTCGTTTGCGATGTTGTCTGCAATGACGCCTTGCAGCGATGCAATCGTGCGGCGCTGCCACTGGCGCATCCAATAAGTGCCGAAGCGATTGCGAACCTGTTGCATGGGATCAGACCCAGCAAGTTCGCCTGTCATGTCCGCAGACGAATAGCCTTGGTTAAGGCTGGCCATGCGTGCAACCTGCGTGCCTGTCGTGACCTTCGCAGGCACGGCAATATCGGTTGGATCGTCGGTGCCGTAGTTCGGCTCATCGGATGCGTCCAGATCCTTCCAGAACGGCAGTTCAGCAATGCGCCCGCCATCGGAGAACATGCCAGCAAGGGCAGGGTTTGCAACTGCGATACCGCTGTCAAAGAAAACAGTCTTTTCGGGGCCGTTCACAGCCGTGTATGAGGAGTAAACCTCGGGGACATATACATCAGAGATTTGTGTGGTAGCCATGAGGCTTTCCTTTCGAGATTATGTGCCAGCTAATTGCCGGAATGTTTCGGGGTCGCTGTGGAATAGAGCCGTGCGCTCTTTGTCTCCCATCTTTGCGAATGTCTCCGCATTAGCTGGGGCGTTGCCGTTCTTGCCACCCGTTGCGCCGCCGCCTGAAGCGGGGGTCACGAAGTCCTTGCCTTCACCAGCGGCCCATCGCTTAACGTGATCAACCAAGGCCAGCGGCCCCATGTCGGTATCCACGAAGGGCTTGCCATCGTCGCCAATCTTCACATCGCCCGCCAGCATTGTGCGCGCCGCTTTTGCAAATGACGTGTTTGTGACGCCTGCGCCGTTAAGCGCGTCTGTCAGATCACGGTCAAGTGCGTTTTTAAGCGCGCGGCCTTGCTCGGCTTCGTACTTGCCTTTGTACTCGTCGCGCTCGGCTTCAAGTGTCTGGCGTAGCTTGATCAGCGCGGCCTCGTCGGCTTTCCCGTCTTTGAGTTTTGCCCACTTTTCAGCGTCAAAATCTTCAGGGAACTCCTTGGCGAGTGCCTTGGCCGCATCGCGCTCGGATCGTGCCGCATCGCGGTCGGCCTTGGTGCGCTCATATGCTGATTTGAGATTAGCAACGTCGGGGTGATTATCTACGCCGGACACTTGCAAGATGAACTTGCCGTCTGTTTCGGTGTAGAAGGGCTTAACAGCATCATCAATGCCGTCGAGAGTGTCGAGAACGGTTTGCAAAGCCATCGGCTTAATTCCTTTAGATTATGGGTTGCGCATCGCGCAGGGTTACGGGATCTCGCCCCGAATATCGCCGCCCTCGATAAGGGCGTATTCTTCGTCAAACGTGCGCTCCTGGCTGGCAATGCCGCCAGCCTGAATGCGCTCGTAATATGTCTCTTGTGCAAGCCCGCCGCTTTCGACCAGTGCGAACAGCGCGACGGCCTCTTGCGGTGTCAGGGTCGCGTCCAGCAAGTCCTTGGGAGGCGTGACCGTGATAGCGTCAATCACCGCGTCCGACTGCCCCAGCATCTGGGCGATGTTGCGCAAGGACGCCTCCAGCAATGAGCAGGATGATTGCGCCACCGTCTTTAGGTTGGCCGTCTCTGAGCGAAACCGCATCTTGCGCGCGGTGCCGGATTCATTGGCCTGCCCCGATTGCTCGAACAGACGCGCGCCCGCCTGGATGGCGATTGTCCGATTATCTTGGATTGCCTCAAGGTGCGCCTGAATGCCTGCGCATGTTGGCGAGACGTATTTCAGATCCGGCGTTAAATTTTCATCGCCTAGCATTTCGTGAACCACACCCGCGCCAACGGCGGTGGGTGCTGGCCCGTTGATTGCGACAAGCGTTTCCTGCCCGCTCATGTAAAGCTGCAAGCGGTAGTCTGCGGAAAGCTGGTACATGGACAAAGCCGCGCGGGCGATGCCGATCATCGGCGGGGCTTCCATGTCCGGCCCCATGTCTTTTGCAGACGCGACCGCAAACGGTATCCTGTTGAGTGCGCCGCCGCCAAGTCGCGTTGGCGTTACGTCCGTTTCGCCGTCAGACTTGTGCAAAGTCGCGGTGTAAACGCCATCTAGAAGCTGCAAAACGCGGTATTTTTCTTGTTGCGCCCAAACGAAGCCATCACGAACGGCCTCGCTTTCGTTCAGCACGAAAAACCCGACATCCCAGTTGATAATCGTGTCACCGCGATAGCCTGCAAGGAATGGATCGCCGCCGCCCTCCGGTGCATCTGCAAGCACGCCGTAGCGTCCCGACACCAGCAGGTTGCGCGTTATGTTCTTGTGAAAGTCGTTGAGCGTAATGCCCTCGCCGTCAACATCCTCGAACAGATATTCCATGTTGCTTGGCAATTCGACCGCGATTTCCTCGCCGTGAATGATACCAACCATAGCGCCAACGCTAGTTGCCAGAACCTCGGGGAACTGCGCCCGCATCTTGTATGCCGCATATGCCGCGATGCCGTTGTCGCCGTGCGTCGTGTAGCCAGACGGCATGGGCAGGTAAGTTGTGCCGCGTTGCTTTACGTCTCCCTCGCCCTGATAGGCGTCATAGCACAGCCGCCAATCGTCAAGAACTTGGCGCGTGATTTGTGGGTG